CGCATCCGGGACAACCGGCGCGGCAGCCTGCAGATGCAGCACTGGCGGATCGAGGGCGAATAACATGGCTTTGCTGACCATCACCACGCCGCGCGGCAGTGTTACGCAGATCAAAAACGGGAACGGCGCCGTCACCGCACGGCTGCAATGGGACCCGGCATTCGGGGCTCGGCACACCCAGAGTTTTCTCCGTACACAGGCCTTTATCGACTCTGAAGTCCTCCGCCTCATGTCCCCATATACTCCGCTCCAGACTTCCATGCTCATTAAGAGCGCCACGCTTGGTACTGTTATCGGCTCGGGTAAGATCAAGCAGATCGCACCCTATGCCGCCTGGCAGTATTACCGTACAGATATCACACGCAAATACGACCCGCGCCGTGGTGCGTACTGGTTCGAGCGCATGAAAACTGACCACCGGACCTACATCCTCAAAGGCGCGGCTGAGAAAGCAGGTGCGAAATACAATGAATGAGACCATCATCGGGGCGCTGCAGGAATACCTGGATCAGTGCCCGCTGCTGGAGGGGCGGAGGCTGAATGTGGACTATCTCACACGCAGGCCGCTGACCTACATGATCAGCCCGTCCCCTGTGGACAGCCTGGTCAGGCAGTACCACGGCGGCAGCGCCATGCGCCAGTTCGTGTTCGTTCTGGCCAGCAGCAATCTTTACGGCGAGGACGTCCTGACAAATATTTCGAACAGCGGTTTTTTCGAGCGTCTGGAGGACTGGATGCGCGTGCAGACAAAACGCCGCGCCCTGCCGAAGCTGCCGGGCAGCCGCATGGCTCAGAAACTCGAAGCCATATCCACAGGGTACCTGTACAACGCAACAGCAACCGAGGCACACTACCAGATCCAGTGCCGCCTCACATATTACCAGAAGGGAGAGCACTAAATCTATGAAACTTTCGGAACTCATGGCGGGCATCACGCCTGTACCCGAGTATGAAGGGCCTGTGTCGGCAGACGACTATGTCCTCGCCATCGGCCTTGAAGGTACGGAGACAAAGCCGGACGACTATCTGGTCGCTCAGGAAGGCATCACGGAGCATTCCGGCGCGCTGAGCGCCGTGACCAACGACGTCACATACATCCGCAGCGGCCCGCAGAACGTCAAGACCGGGACCACCCGCACCATCAATCTCACAGGTGACCGGTACGCGGGCGATGCGTTCCAGGATGCGCTGCTGGCGCACAAAATCAAGTATGGCACCGGGAAAACCGTGATCAAGCCATATGTGTATTTCTGCATGCTGACCGGCAAGGGCGAACAGGGCCTCATTTCCATCGTCATCGACGAAGACCCGTCCGGCGCCGCTGGCAGCAACGCGGGCATCAAAGCCACGCTGACCGCCAAAGGCACGCCTGCTGAATATACCTACAGCAAATCCCCTTGACAGGGGGCTCCGGCTACAGCGCCCCTGCTGAAATGTTCAGTGGGGGCGCTGCTGCCGCGCTGAGCATGGAAGAAAATGCCGATGCGAATATGCCGGAGCCCCGGACGGAGAAAAAGAAAGTGAGGAAAACTGCAGATGATGAAGTTGCGGGGCCATGAGTTTGATTTTGACATTTCCTGCCCGGAGGACCTGGAACGGTATCTCCGTTGCAGTGAAGAGATGACGCAAAAAGCAGCGTCTGCGCCACCCATGCCTGTGGATATGACATACCCGCACGGGCTCAGAGCATACACGGACTGGATGGCGGCGTACGTCAGGCTGCTCACAGACTGGATCGACGGAATATTCGGGGACGGCGCCTGCAACAAGCTGCTCGGCCCCAAGACCAGTCTTTCCAATGTGATGTCGCTGTGTGATGAGATCGGAGAAGCGGCTGTGCAGCAAGGCAATGCCGTCGGCCTGCAGATCAAGAAATATATGCCGAACCGCGCCACACGCAGAAAGGCGGACGGAAAGAAATGAATATCCTGCTGGACGGCGGCCTGCCGGAGGAGATCGGCGGGTATCCCATCTATCCGGATTTTCGGAATATGATCCAGTTCGAGCGGGCGCTGGCAGATGAAAAGCTGCCGGACGCAGCCAAGGTCTACGCCGGGTTTCAGCTCCTGTTCGAGAAGATCCCTCCGGATTTTGACGACGCCGTTCAAAAGCTGTTCTGGTTCTACTGCGGCGGAGCCGATGAGACGGAGGCAGAAAAACGCAAACGCGAGGCCACGGTGCATGCGCCGCGGGCCTATGATTTCGATAAGGATGCGGCGCTGATCTATTCGGCGTTCCGCACGGCATACAACATCGACCTTGCCACGGTCGATTTTCTACACTGGTGGGAGTTTCGCGCCCTGCTATTTTCACTGCCGGACACAACGCCCATGGGCAAGATCATCTATTACCGCACGGTGGATATCTCAGAGATCAAGGACCGTGCGATGAAAAAAGCCGTGCAGAAGCAAAAAGACCATTGGAAGCTCGAACCTCTGATCGCGGCGAAAAAGCGCAGCCCCAGGGCGATGGAGCGGGATATGAAGGAACGGATGCGGCGGCGCTCTGAACAAATACACCGCGAAATGGAAGAGGCACGCAGGAAGGAAGCGAACTGACAGATGGCATATGACGGCACACTGGTTTTTGATACCGAACTGGACGCTAACGGTTTTCAGACCGGGGCTAACAAACTCAACAACCTTGTATCCGGCCTGGGGATCTTCAAACTCCTGGAAAAAGGGTTCCAGATGGTCGCCAATTCGGTAGACAAGGCCATGGGCCGTATCGACACCATGGAGCAGTTCTCCCGCGTTATGACGACCATGACCGGCGACGTTTCCGCCACGAATGAGGCGCTGGCGGAGACCACGGAGATCGTGTCCGGCACGGCCTACGGACTTGACTATGCGGCGCGGGCCGTTCAAAATTTCACGTCGCGTGGTATGGAGATATCCAAATCGACCGAGACCGTGCGGGCCTGGGGCGATGCCGTGGCGTTCTACGGCGACGGCTCCAACGCCGCTTTCGGCTCCGTCACGGACGCGCTCAGTAAGATGCAGACGAAGGGCAACGTCACCATGGAGCACATGGAGATGCTGCTGAACGCCGGCATCCCGGCCATCGAGATGTATGCGGACGCCATCGGCGTCACCGCTTCGGATGTTACGCAGATCATGAGCGACGGCGAGCTCTCGGCCATGGACTTCATCAACACGATGAACCTGGCCATGACCACCGGTACATCCCGGTTCCCGTCCCTGTCCGGTGCAGCCAAAGAGGCCGGCGCAAGCTGGGGCGCCACTTTCGATAATATGGGCGCTGCGATTACGCGCGGCGTCCAGTCCATTATCCTGTCTATTGATGATACGCAGGAGGCACTGAACAGGCCCACGATGCGCGACGCCATCAAAACCTTCGGCAGCCTGTTTGAAAAAGCTCTGAAGGCGGTGGCCGCAGTGCTTCCGCCGGTCATTGAAAATGTGGACATCCTTGCCATCTCCGTGGCCGGCCTCATGCTTGCCTATGGAAGCAACAAAGTCATGCAGGCGTTTACCCGCCAGCAGGAACTTGCCGCGGCAGCTGCTACAGCTGCGGATATGGCGAACAAACTGCTCATACCTACGCTGGATAAGAAAGCGCTGGCGGAAGCGCGGGCGGCTGCCATAGCGAAATTGGGTAAAACCGCCACGGAAGAACAGATCGTGGCAGAGATGGCCAGCACCGGCGTTATCACCGCAAAGACCTTTGCACTCGGCGGCATGTCCGCCGGGCTGTCCCTTTCCACGGTTGCATCCACTCTGCTCACGGCCGCGACTACGGCGCTGAGTGCAGCCATCAAGGCCCTGTTGGGTCCTGTGGGACTTGTGATCGCCGCCGCGGCTCTGCTTGTCACGGGCATCGCTGCCCTCATCAAATGGCTGACCCGTGACACCGAGGCGTTCAAGCAGCAGTCGGAAGCTGTGGAGGAGCTGGCCAGTGCGCAGGAAAATCTGCAGCAGTCCACCGATTCCAGCGCCAAAAGCCACCAGGACAATGTGAAGTCCCTCAAGGCTGAAGCGGATGCATCCAAAAAACTGGCTGCGCAGATCACAGAGCTGTCGCACAAAGAAAATAAATCCGCGGCTGACAAGGCCCTTCTGAAGTCCTATGTGGAGCAGCTTAATGCGGAATATGACGGGCTAAACCTTTCCTACAGTGAAGAGGGCGACTATCTCAACCTCAACACAGAACAGATGAACGAGTACATTGACGCCAAGATGGCGTTGGACGAAAGCAATGCGCTCATTACCCGGCAAAATGAGCTGTACCAGGAAGAGGCTACCCTCAAACAGAATCTGCAGGAGCTGGATGAAAAACAGGCGGAGCTGGATGCTCAGCTTGCGGATAAGGCGCTCAAGCAGAGCGAGTACAACGAGCTCATGGAACAGCTCAATGCTACCCGCGAGGCATATATCCTTCAGGAAGAAGATATTGCGGCCCGAAAGTCCGAGGTGGAGGCGCAGATCGCCCAGACCGATACGGCTGCCGCTCAGAGCATCATCGACAATGCCGAGGCCGTGGCCGCTGCCCAGGAGGAAGAGATGGAGCGGCGCTCCAACGCGCTCCAGTCCTACACGGACGCTGCCACCAACATGTTCGACAAGATCGAGACGAAGAGTGAGGTCAGCGTTTCCCAGATGATCGCCAACCTGCGGCACAATCAGGAAGCCCTGCAGCAATGGTCCGAAAATCTGGTCACACTTGCGGAGCGTGGTCTTGACCAGGGCCTGCTCCAGCAGCTGCGCGACGCAGGTCCCGAATCGGCTGCCACTGTGGCGGAGCTGGTCAGGGCTTCCGATGCGCAGCTCAGTGAGCTGAGCGAGGTTTTTGCCAATGGGTCTGAAGCTGCCACAAAAGCCCTCATGACGGAGCTGGGGCTGCCGGAGGTCACGAACTCCGGCTCGGATATGGTGGACGACATCGCGGCGGGCGTGGATAAGAACCAGGCGCTGGAGGACGCCACCCTGCAGCTCATCCAGGACACAAAGACAGCCGCGGAGAATCAGGTCAAGGCTTCGAATTTCCCGTCCATCGGCCAGCAGATGATCAACGGTATCATTTCCGGTATCAACGCCGGGACGTCCGGGCTTGTGAGCGCCATGGCTGACGCTGCGGCCGCTGCCTACAATGCCGCAAAACGGAAGCTGGATATCCGTTCTCCGTCCCATCTGTTTGAGAACATGATCGGCCTTATGACCATGAAAGGCTGGACAAAGGGCGTCAAGAAGGGCGAAGGCGGGCTCGTGGGTCAGATGAAACATTCCGTCCAGGCTGCCATTGAGGCGGCCGGCGGTATCCTGTCGTTCGGCGCAAAGGCGTCTCAGGCTGTAGCCATGCTCCGCCAGGGCGTCATGATGAACAACCTGCAGCTTGCCACGGCCGGTGCGGCAGCGTCCGGCATGTCCGTCACCAATATTGGCGGCGCATCCAGCAGGACCTTTGTACAGAATATTTACAGCCATGACGCGCTCAGCCCGGCTGAGATGAGCACCGAAGCCATGGCAGCGATGGAAAGAGATGAATGGAGGCTTCCGTAAATGCTCACCTTTGAATATATCACGGCGAACAACGCTGTTTCCTTCAGCGAAGACAGTGATTTCTGGATTACGGGCATCGACGGCCTTTCCTCCAACGAGATCAACATCTCCGAGACGCAGGGCGTAAACCAGATCGGTTCCACCCGCTCGTCCCAGTCGGTACGGCCCAGGGACCTCACGGTCACGGGCGTATTGTTTGGAAACCTGAAAGAAAACAGGCGGACGCTGCTGTCCTGCGTGAGTCCAATGATCCCGGCACGTTTCTTCATCCATGAGGACGGCGAGAGCTGGTACCTGGAAGGTACGCCGAAACGCACGCCTGTCATGGAGGAGACCGCTGAGATACAGCAGTTCCAATTCATCCTTCACTGTCCGTACCCCTACTGGCGGACGGCGGATGACGCCAACACGCTCCTCGCCGGTATCAAGGCGTTGTTCAGATTTCCGTTTTACACTGGTGGGAAATGGTACATTTCAAAGTATGAGGCGAGCGCTTTCAAGCGCGTACTGAATGATGGTGACGTCGCCATCGACCTCACGGTCGAGCTGAAGGCCATGGCCCAGGTACAGGCCCCCGAGGTACTGCTGGTGGAGACCGGCTCGATGTTACGCATCACAAAGACTCTTCAGGCAGGAGAAAGCTTTACCATTTCCACCGTCTACGGCAGCAAGCGTGTGATCTACCGCCATGCGGACGGCGTGGAGGAAAATGGGTTCCGCTACCTGTCGCCGGACAGCGACATGAATATGCAGCTGCAGCCCGGCGTCAACACATTCCGATACGATGCGGCGGACAACCGGGAAGGGCTGCGCGTCAGTGTTTTGGCGCCCAGGGGGGTGAGGGCTGGTGTATAGCCTGTATGTGTACGATGAAGACCTCCTGCGCCAGGGCGTAGTGGAGGATATTGACTCTCTGCAGTGGCTGTCCCTGTATGCCGGAGCGGGCGAAGTTAAGCTCGTGTGTGCGGCCACAGACAAGAATCTGGACCTGCTCCGGCGTGGACGCAGGCTCTGGTGCACAGAACAGCCCGAAAGTGCTGTGATCGCCCAGATCGAAATATCCGACACGGGTGAAAAGGCCACCATGACCGTGCGGGCGCCACTTTCCACAAACCGCTGGGCGAGACGTGTGGCCATGTGGACAACGCTTGTAAAGAACGTTGAAACAGCTATGTACAAGCTTGTAAACGATAACCGGCGCGGGCTGCCGGGCGCTTCGGCCAAACCGATGGGGCTCACGCCCGTCACCGACAGCCAGACGTCCTGGGGCAGCGTGCTGGAATCTCTGGAAGAATTGGCTGAAGCCCATGGCCTGGGATTCCGCGAGACCTTTGACCCTGCTACCGGCGTGGAGATGTTCTGCGTATACCAGGGCACAGATCGGAGCAGCGAGGGCTCCGACGCCTTTGTCGGGTATCTTGGCGACGACATCGGAAACCTCGCTGACATCCGCATCGTGGATTCGGATGTCAACTGGAAGAATGTGGCGGTGGTCGGCGGGCAGGATCAGGGCGCGGACCGCAAGGTCGTGACCGTAGCCCTGGGCAGCTGGGCCGGCGATGAGCGCCGGGAGTTATGGGTGGATGCAAAGGACATTTCCACCTCGTATCAAGTCGCCACGCCGACCGGAGAAGTGGATGAGGACGGAAACCCTGAATATTCGTACACCAAACACACCTACACAGACGCTGAGTACGAGGCGCTGCTCCGGGTGCGGGGCCTTGAAAAACTTGCTGAGAAGATAAAGAAGCTGGAGGTCACGGCAGACGCCAGGCAGGATCTCATGTACTACGGTGAGGATTACTTTCTCGGGGACGTCCTCCCGTTAAAACTCACCCGGTACGGTCTCCGGCTCGCGGCACGGCTGACCGGTGTGCGCACGATCTATGAGGCGTCGGGCCGCAATGTTGTGCTGCAGCTCGGGGATATCTCTATTTTACAGGAGGTCTAACGATGTTACAATGCTTTCCTCTCGATAATACAGGATATGAAGCGGACGCACTGGGGGCGTGGTTTGCGACCCGCACGCGCGGCGTACTCTCCGGCGACGACAACTTTGCCGTGACGGCTTCAGGGACCGGGATGTCTGTCACTTTGCACCCCGGTTACAGCTGGCTTCTGCGCAATAAGCGTTGGGGAACCGCTGTATGGGCGGAAGAACCGGAAACTTTTACGCTGGACCCCGCAGACGGGACGCTGTCACGCATCGACGTTGTCGTCCTTCGTCTGGACAAGGACAACAACGCCCCGCAGACACTCCTGCGCAAGGGGGCGTTTTCCAATGCCCCCACATTCACAGCGCCCGTGCGGGACACACATGCTGATGAGATCTACGTGGCGTCTATCCTTGTACAGCCCGGCGCGGTGAAGCTCCTGCAGGCTGACATTACGGACCTGCGCATGGATGAGAACGTCTGCGGCGTTATGCGCGACGGGATCACGGGTATCCCCACTGCGCAGCTGCAGGAGCAGGCGCAGCAACTCATCGAGCAGCTGCGCACGGAACTTCAGGGCGTCAAGGACCAGACGGGCCTTATGCTCAAAAGTGTCTATGACGCCGACAATGACGGCGAAGTGGATATGCACGGAGAAACATTTTAGCGAGGTGAGCCTATGCCGGTCCAGATATCTGTGAATGGGTACCGGGTCTCTCCGGCTCGCGTCACGCTTGGCACGGCTGGAAGTGTCACGAATGAAACGCTTGTGTTTTCGTTTTCCTCTGAATGGGATGGGCTGCTCAAGCGCATCACCTTTCGATCTTGCGGTCATGAGAATGCCGTCCCGTTCTTCATTCCTGACGATGGCGTTCTGCCTGTTCCGCCCCAAGCCCTGGCCGAATCCGGGTATCATCCGGCGGTGATCGACGGCGTGGGAGCGGATGGAACGGTCCTCTATACGGTCGAGATCGGATTTGAGGTCCTGTACCATCCGGATGCGGGGACACAGCCACCGCCCGGATATACCCCGGATGAATACCAGCAGTTTATACAGCTTGTTCAGAATGACCGTCTCCTGGCACAGGACGCAGCGCAGGATGCACGGGACGCTGCGAACACTTATCCTCACATCCAATCAGGCACCTGGTGGGTCTACGATCCGGACCTTGGCGAGTACGTGGATACCGGCGTGCCCTCTACAGGCACCGAACCGGTCCTCGAAGAGGCGACTAACGAAGACATTGACAACATTTTTAAGGATCTCGGGGTACAGAAAAGGAGATTTTGATTATGGCTACAAAATGGGTATCTCTTGATAAGCTGCGTTATGCGATCAGCAAAATACACACGCTGCTGCAAGGGAAAGTTGACAAAGTGGACGGCAAGGGCCTTTCCGCCAATGACCTGACTGCCGCGCTCAAGGGCAACTACGATGCAGCGTACACACACAGTCAGGCGGCTCATGCACCGGCGGCTGCGGAGAAAAATATTATCGTCGGTGTTCAGGTCAACGGCAGCGATCTCACGCCGGACGGTTCTCGCAAGGTGAACGTTCGCGTACCGACCGGAGCGCTGGCTGGCAAAAGCCAGGTCTCTGAGACGGATCTCGACGACGCACTGAAAGAAAAGGTCAATTCTGCCAGCGAGGGAAATCACTCACACGCGAACAAAACCGTACTGGACCAGATCGAGCAGGCCGACCTGGATAAGCTCGACGGGGTCGCTGCGGGCGCGAACAAATATGTACATCCCACGAGCTCCGGCAGCAAGCACATTCCAACGGGCGGCGCGTCCGGACAGATCCTCCGCTGGTCTGCCGACGGCACGGCGGTGTGGGGCGCGGATAACGACACCAAATACACCGATATGTCCGGCGCGTCGGCTTCTGCAGCGGGCAAAGCCGGTCTTGTCCCTGCTCCGGCTGCGGGCGGCCAGGCAAAATATCTGCGCGGCGACGGCACATGGCAGACGCCTCCTGACACTAAATACAGTCCGGCCACGCAGTCCACCAACGGCCTCATGTCGGCAGCGGATAAGACAAAGCTTGACGGATTCGGCGCAGCTTCTTCCTACGCGCTCAAGAGCGATATTACCCAGATGTACCGTTACAAGGGTTCTGTCGCAGATGCTTCAAAGCTGCCTGCCTCCGGTCAGGTGGCGGGCGACGTCTATGACATCCAGGCTGCGTCCTCCTATGGCCCTGCCGGCACGAACGTTGCGTGGAACGGCACAGCCTGGGATGCGCTCGGCGGTGCGTTCACAATCGAAGAGTGTACCAACGCTGAGATCGACCAGATATTCACCGACCTTGCCGCTGGATGAGGTGACGTTGTATGAAATGGGTATCTCTTCAGCGGTTGAGCTACGCATTGTCGAAAATAGAGGCCCGCTATGCGCTGCGCTCTCATTCCCACGCTGCTGCCACTACTGACGCCGCCGGTTTTATGTCGGCGGCGGATAAGGTGAAGCTCAACGGTATTTCCAGCGGGGCCAATAAGTACACGCACCCATCCTACACACAAAGGCCGTCTGGCCTGTACAAGGTCACAGTCGATACATATGGGCATGTGAGCGCGGCGGCAGCGGTTGTAAAGGCTGACATCACAGCTCTCGGTATCCCTGGTACAAACACCACCTACGGCGTGGCTACGCAGTCCGCCAACGGTCTCATGTCGGCCGCTGACAAAACAAAATTAGATGGGATGCCGGTCTCCGGTGTCTATGGAGAGGAGTTTTGATTTATGGCCAAGTGGCCTTTTTTGCCCTGGAGGCAGTCCTCTGCTTCCAAATACCGGCCTGATACACTCAATTATGGATGCATCAGCACTTCAAAGTCCGGCGAGTTTTCTGTTGGTGACGCCAACAATAAGGCTGTGCCGGTCATGCCCGTCGGATGTGTGATCCCGTTCGCGGGCGCTGCCGCTCCCACTGGCTGGCTGCTCTGCCAGGGTCAGGCAATCTCCCGTACCACCTATGCACAACTTTTTTCCGTCATCGGCACCACCTATGGCTCCGGTGACGGTAAGACTACTTTCAACCTCCCCGACATGCGCGGCAGGGTGGCGGTAGGTTCCGATGCTAATTCACTGGGCTCCCAAGTGGGTGCAGAAACGCGAAGTTTTGCGTGGGATTATTTACCCAGTGAGCCCGCACTGGCAACGTGGCAAACGAGCTTTAAGGCGGTGGTTGCAGACGCAGGTGCCGCGA